AAGCGCCGAGTCGCGGATAAGGTAATCAGGGATCAGAAGTGGTGTACGCATAATCGACGTTACATTAAACGACCCATGGAGGCAGAGCCAGTTTCCATAGGCCGTTCAACGTAACGCCAGTCCATTATGCGTACCCATGGGTTTCACCGTGGGGGTGCTTCTGCTGATCATTTGAGGACGTTACGTCCACCGCGGCTAGAGTCCTCGACCACTGTAAAACGCTGGCCGGTTGATGCTGAAGGAATTGACGACGATACCGACACACTCGACGGCTCAGCAAGCTGAGACGCCTCGTGCGTCGGTTTTATGTCTACGACGGACTTGTTAGAAACTTTGCCGTAGTTATCGAGGGGCCAAGAACGCGCCACGTAGACGACGGATTCTTTAGAGAGCTTTATGCCGTACTCGGTGCGCTCAATGGTCCAGCCCAATGCAGCCAAGGATTTACGGTTGAAGGTCTCTTTAACCCGATACGACGAATCAATCACGTCGATCTGAAATTCAAGCCAAGGCCGCGTATCACCCTCAACAGGAACACGCTCAATGATGCCCGCGAGGCGCAAATCGTATTTACTGGCGAACTTGTCGAAGTAATCAATAGGCTCAGGCTTGGTGATGGTTCCGACAGCAGGCACGAGATTAGCCGTGCCGGAAGTCTCAGGCTCTGGCGCTTTTTTTGTCTTAATCTCCTTCGGTTCAGCGGCTGGAGCGGCTGACGCCGGGCCTACGATGGAGGGTTTATCGCCCTGTGCTGAGGGTGCCGGAGTGCGATGAAAGAAGCCCCAGACATACCAGAGTGAGAAAATGAACAAGCCGACAAACACCAATCCATAAAACTTGTGCTTAGTCTGGAAAACACCATAGCGCTTGTCTTTATAGTTTGCCTTGTTCTGCGTGTCATCCCGGTGCGACTTATATAGTGGAAAGAACTTCTTGTTGTAAGGCTTCGTCCCTTCAGCCGTGCGGCGAAACTTACTACGGCCAGAGTTACTATAACTGGCCCAGTGGAAAGAATCTTCCTTACCCATCATGTCCAGTTTGGTATAGCGGGTATAACGTTGAAGACGCTTGCGCCATGTTGTGTGAAGCTCAGTTAGATCCTGACCCATGATCAGAATATCAATACCCAAGTGACCGTGCTCTGTGACGAATTTGGCCCAGTCGGCTGGCAAAGGCTGACGATCAGGCGGCCAGAACTGGTTGATTTCATCCCAGATCCACAGGGAATCCGTAATCGCATGCTCCAAGAAAGCCCGCTTCGTCCAGGCAACCAGCTCTTCTTCATCAAGTTCAGGGGGACGCTCCAGCGTGATCAATAAGCGCTCAACGGTTGGCAGCGGGATCACAATAAGTTCGGAAATTGCCTTCTTGTCGATGCCATGAATATTGGTCACCACAGTGCGACCCTTAGTTAAGGAGTCAACAATATGCTGCATGGATTCGAGACTTTTGCCGGAGCGCGGCAACCCTTCACTACCGAAAATCATACGACCACCCTACCCTTACCATTGACCAAGCGTTAATGCTTTGCGTAGAAGCCGGAAAGCAACGCCAAGCCCGAGAATTGCTAAAGCCTGAGGAATACCGAACAGGCCGACGAAATAAAGCGCTGATTGAGGAAGCGCACTAAACAGGGTTTGAAGGCTGTACTGGGTCAAAAAGTCGGGTGCAGGAAGTTGGCCCAGTAAATAGAGCACGCCATCTAAGAAGCCCTGCAATATCTTGAGTGGCAAATCCAGAAGGAATGCCATTAAGTCCTTAAACAAACCGCCGAACCATTCAAACAGGCGTGCAATCCAGTGAAGAATGGCAGTTACCCAACTGACGATAGTGCTAACGATGGCCTGCATAAATACTCCTTAATCTAGGAAGGCTTGGCGGAATGCCAAGAAGGCACAGACAATTGACATAACAGCACTTGCATAAGATGCAACGGAAACAAACCATCCCTGACAGTGAAAGTCGAATACGAGGTTATAAGAAGAGGAAGCACCCAGCACATTGAAATCAGCGGTAGAAGACCAGACAGGACAACCAGCAGAGGCAGTAACTTTAAAGAAGTTGCCAACCGACGCGAACAAAGGAAGAGCTTTAACGCGAGAGATATAACTATCTAGGTATTTCTCTTTTGTATCCTTTGTCGGTTCGTACAACTGAGTATATGCAGGGCCGTCGCACGTTGTACCGGCGCAAGGTGAAGGCGTTGTTGGCGTTTCTGTTTCAGGGTCTTTAGTTGGATCAGTTGGATTTTCAGCCGGGTCTTCGCTGGCAGGATCATCAGGACTAACTTCATCGCTTGGCTGTTCGACAGTTTCAGTTGTGCCTGATGGCTTGCCGTTAATAGTAGTAGTCGTGGAAGTATGCTTATTAAAGGTAAAGGATGCCGGTTGATAGGCAAGGTTGTAACTTGTGGTTGTAGCAGTCACGGTTGTATTGACAGTGCCGTCAGACGCAGGGCTTGTAGTCGTGGTGGTAGTTGTTCCAGCATCGACAGATGACGGGCCGCGAAGTGCTAACTGTTGAGTACGTAAAGACTGGTAACAGCCTTCGGGGTTGTTAGACCCAAGGCATGACTGTTGAAGTAGGTTCTTAACAAAATCTGAATTTTGAGCTTTGATAAAATCGTCTACCGATATCCAATCAGCATCGGTTAATGCCTTGGTAGTGCCGCCAGTGGTTGCATTGCAAGAGCCGGTGTCCGCTGCATATGCAGATCCATCAGGGCAGGTTGAGCCGTAGCGTTTAATAGCGGCACTCGCGTTATGCCAGTCAGAAGCTTTGAGATAGCACCATGCAGTATCACCGGTGACCGTCAGAGTAGAGGAAGGATCAGGCCACCCAGGGGTATAGAGAGAGAATAAATCACTACAAGCAGCACCAGCAGAGCTGAAGTTTTTACCGTTAGTGCTCCAATAATAATTGTTGCCCTGCGGGACATATTGTATAGGGCCAGCAGGAACTTTCTTAACCGGTGTTTGGGTTTTAGGATCCATGGCCCAGCCAAGACCATCTATAAGCTGGTCAAAAGCATATCCAGCCGCGATACCGGCAAGACCACCCTTAAGAAGGCTTTTTGCTTTGGGAGTAATAGTGCGCAGACCAAACTCAGTGCCACCGAGAATGCCACGAACTGGAACGTTCTTTGTAGGTGCCGGAATAAACTCGCCTTCAATTGCAGTGCTGAAAGTAAGTTTGCTGTCGGCATATGCGGGAACGCCCTTAGCAACTTGGGACGTAAGAGAGGGAACATTAACTTTAACTGTGCCTGCCTCTACGGTCGGAAGAACGCATAGCAACAAACACCAGCACAAACAAATCCGCCAAACGACGCAAGAACGAGCCATATCATGAATCCACCCATCGGAATGAAGAGAAAAAAAAGGGCCCCCGAGTGGGAACCCTCTAAAGATCAGCCAGGGATCAGAAGAAGCTGGCAACCTTGTTAACAGCCCACTTGGCGAAGTTAGGCGCGATCTTGACCACACCCATTGCCACGATGGCGGCTACAGCACCGGCGGAGGCTACATCGCCAATCATCGAGCTGAAGTCAACGTCAGCGGCAAAGGCGCCGGGAGCGATGGCAGCAGCAGTCAGGGAGCCAACAACAGCAACTTGAGTTTTGGAGAGTTGGAACAGGGATTTGAGTTGTTTCATAGTTCTTCCACCTGAGTAGTACTTGAGAAAAAGCCGGAGACTTCCCCGACAGTAGTTGCAACAGCGGCAAGGAAAATAACCAAGCCGAAACAAGTTGCAAATGCAGCACCGACAGATACAGGGTCCGGATAACCGAAGAGACCTGCAATTGTCATAGACCCGGCAAAATCTGCCGGAGTCTGCAAAACGTACCCTGTGCAATCGCCATTAAATTCACCCATGGCAACTAAACGATTGTCAGAGTCGACGACGACGCACAGAGGCAACATGATTAACCTACTTTCGCTTGTGGTGCTGGAGCGGACTGAGGTTGAGTATTCTTGCGGCGACCTTGGCGAGGATCGCAATTGAATTCTAGGCGACCATCACGAACATCAGGAACAACGTCGCACTCGTACATGCCAACTTGAGGCACTTCGTTGGCAATAGAGGCGTAAAACATTGTTTTCTGAGGGTATGGAACGTTCGGAAGGTGAACAAATGCTTCGAACATGCAGTAAGGATTGCCAGACTTTGCAGTGCCCGAGCGAGTATTGCCAGTCACTTCAACGATAAGAGTCATAGACATGATAAAGCCCTTTCAATTGGTTGGAAGTCGATATGCGACTTGTTGTTTGCCCAACTGGGCGGTTAGTAACCCATGAACTCAGCCATGGAAACAGTCCCGTGACTTTCATAGTCGAAGAACCAAATTTGTTCGGGCTTAACGCCTTGTTCTTTACGCAGCTCGATAACAGCAAGAGTTACAGCAATTTGATCAGCAAGCACGGGATTCATAAAAGCCTTAACATGCTGCTGCTGTTGAAGGCGCAGTTTCTGGCCGGACGTAAGCTGAGTACCCTGAAAGCTGACAGTTTTCATGCTGCCACCTGATGAAGATGATTGACACGCTTATACCAAGTAGGGACAGCAAGTGCTGACTTGGTAACTTCTCGGCACTGACGAACAAAGACAGGCGCAAAGCGTGAGGTGTCACAGGCGTTGCGAATATTGATACCGATGCGGTTAAGACGAGCGGCATTGGTCTTTGTTTGGCTTTTACTAAAATCGAAGGTCTGTCCATGCATCCAGAGAATCGCACAGGAAGCGGTCGAGTTAGCAGCTTGGCGACTGGAAACAATACCCTCTTCTAACAACTTATCTGAAATAGTCATCATATCCATGGAGGTAACCTTCAATTTCTCATCAATGCCCAAAAACTCATCGTGGAGTTCGCTCAAACGGCTTTCATTAAACAGACCCCAGTAACATAGAGCCTCACGCTGTAGCAATTCACTCTTAAGCTCTTGCTCCATACGAACAACGCCCTGTTGGGCGCAGTAGTCCCGAACCTGCTTTACATACTTGAACTCTTCTGAATCCTCACCAAAAAGCCGCTTGGTTTTAGGAATACAGTTTTGATCCATTTCATAAGCTTTATCGTAAGCTTTACGATATTGAAGACGCCCGCCTTTACCGTTGCCTTTGGGAGTCCATGTAACTGTTCGGCCATTTGGATACAGAAAACCAATGCTGTGGCCAATGCGCTGACTAGAAACACCGCGAAGATATGAAACAACGTTGCCGGACCCAACAGAAACGTTGGTTGTCAGATCGATACGCTCAATCTTTGCTCCATCTGCAATGCGGTCACCGGACTTCGCACCAGATGAACCAGCGCGGATATCAAGGCGAGTGCAACGAGTGAAGCCCGGGAGGCCATATTCGCGGAGCAAAGCGTTGTAGACAGAAATGCATTGCTCAATGGTGGTGTAGCCAAAAAGGTTGTCCAACCGCCCTACCCGGCTAGGATTTCCCTCAACACGAATTTTGCGGCCCTGAACGGAAATAGTAACTGACGTCGAGTAGCTAGCTTCGTGCTTAAAACGTGGCTGACGGGTGTTCAAAACCTCGTTGGTATTGGCATCGATTGTGAGCGTGAAAACGTCGCAAACGACTGGGAGGTCATGCAAATGCTCCTGGGAAACTGTCAACCAATCGATGAACATCACAAATCCCTGTCAATACCGGAATAACGGTAGCCGAATGCCGGTATGCTAACCACTGAGGGTAACGACATGCAAGCATTAAAATACCGGAATAACGGAACTGGACAGTTGAACAGTATTTACGATCTCGGCACGATGAAAAGCCAGAGCGAAAGAACCATGACACTCAGCGAGAACCTGAAGCGTTTCAGGAAGGCTCGGGGGCTAACTCAGCCTCAGATTTGGGGTGCAGCGGGGATAGCAAAATCCAGCTACACCTCTTACGAGGCAGGCACACAAATGCCGTCTGCAGACAAGGTTGTGGAGCTGGCAAAGGTTCTAGGGGTGTCAACTGATGAGTTGTTACTAAGTGAGTCAGAAATGACGGTATCAGAGGATTTGCGGCCTATTTTAAAGAGATTTGATTCTCTGCCGCCCGAGATCAGGAATCAGGCACGTATTGCCCTGAAAGGTGTGCTTTTTGGTTTTGAGCAAGAAGCCATCAAATAAGCGGGAAAGTATGGAAGTCCATACCAAAGTGGGGGTGTAACAGCACCCCCACCCGCTTCGCTCCGGAAATCGAGAAGCACATGGAATCGGAACGCTGGAAAATAGCGGGCAAGGATGGCGTAGAGCTGATTCAGTGCTCTCTGGAGGAAAATCGCGTTGCGGTACGTGTCGGACCCGCATCGGGCTTCATGACACGCTCAGAAGAACCACCAGAAGCGCCGGTGATTTTTCCAAGCCGTGAACTTGCCGAGGCAATGGCTTTGATCCTCAAAAACACAACCATCGAGCACTTCAAGACAGTAAAAATCATCAAGCTGTAGCGCTACAAAATAGGACCTACCGGGACCTGTCGAGCGATGGTGCTAGGCGTCACGGAACCGCGTGCAGGATCCTGAAGCGAGTTTTGGACAAAGCAGAAGATCAGGGCGCGAAGTGCCACCATGGCGCTTGGAAGCGGCTTGAACGCGACAGAAACCCTCAGTGATTAAACGATCGCTGGGGGTTTTTTGTTGGGCGATCGACCGGCCGGCGTTGCCGGGTATCGGCGCGGATGTTGATTAGCCTGGCTGCGGATCTGCGAAGCGCCTAATGCCCTACGGGCAGTCGAGGTATGGCGAAAATCACAGTTCGAGAATGGCCCGGCATGCGTCCTGGAGCGCGTGCAATCGGTCATCGAGTTGGGAGACTTCGCTGTCGATTTGAGCAAGCCGGGCACGCATTTTTCGGGCCTCGGCAACGACGCGAGGATAGTCCGCAAGCACGTAACAGACGGCATCGAGAGGTTCGCGGGTCGGGGCATAAAGCGCCGAGTCGCGGATAAGGTAATCAGGGATCAGAAGTGGTGTACGCATAATCGACGTTACATTAAACGACCCATGGAGGCAGAGCCAGTTTCCATAGGCCGTTCAACGTAACGCCAGTCCATTA